ATTGTGCAGAACATTCATTATATATTTTATCAAATAAAAGGACAGGTGGATGTAAATGTTGTTTTGATTTATATATGAATAACCAACAAGAGAAACTGGGTGGATTTTGGATTGAACTTGATATAGGCGATGATTAAAAATACGCTTACTTGCAAACACAACCCAATAATTCCACGTATTTTTTGTAATCATCGTAATAATTATAATTGTTTATTTCATCAACAGAATCTATTGAGATTTGGAACGGTTCTAAAAGCTGTATGGCTGCTACACCTCTAAAATTTATATTGTAGTAATACTCAAATGTTGAAAGCTTATCAGAAAAATGTAGTAAAATATAATGTATCACTTTCCAAACATCACCAGTCCAATTTTCACCATATTTTAATATTCCATTTTCATAATAATGTTTCACAGGTATTTTTAATTGTTCGTTGTAATTAAAGGGCAAAATATCATCTATAAATATAAACCCATTTTTTGTTAGTATATTGATACTATTATTGATATCTTTTAAAACATATTCTACTTGATGCATCCCATCTATAAAAATAACATCGAATTTTTCATTTAACTTTTTATTTGTATCTTCAAAATACACATCAGATGTACATTTGAATATTTTCCCGGCAATAGGACTACATTTTGGATCAGGGTCTACACCAACTTTATATGTAAAATGTGTACTGTTAAATGTCTCACCATATTCTACTCCAATTTCTAAATACTTATCTGATTTATTTGTTAGTTGGTTGATAACTTTAGATCTCATATTATGATCAGTGTTATAATTAGGTTTACTAATATCGACATTTATTAATTCATAATTTTCTGTTGATTTATACATCATTTTGAAGTAAGTAATTAGAGTGTCATTATTTGTGTCTAACAACGTATAACATTTCATACGATCAAATCCATAATGTTCTAATCGTTGTTGTAAATATTCAAGAGTACATTTATTTTCTAAAACTAAAAAATCATTTCTACCGTTCTCATATAATAACTTTATTCTATCCAAATGGAACAAAAGGCTGTCTAAACCTATAATACAATATTGACAATCATAATTTTTATTTACAATCAAATTACAATACTTATGTTCATAAGTGTTTTTATCTCGTTCCCATATTTTCGAATGTTCTTCAATATATTTTTCATCCTCATAAGCATCGAACATCTTCATTTTTTCATTTATCGACATAAATTTATAATACATAGGGCTTATATAATTTGGACCAATTCGGTTAATTTCTGCGTTTCTAATAAGGGAAAAATTATTATTAGAATCATTCATATACTGTATATAACCTAATTTATGTATTTTTGCCATCTTCGTTGTTATAGATGTTTTCAACAAAATTTCATAATCATCGCATATAGGTAAATATTCACAATAACTACCCATTTGCATTAATGTTTCTCGTCTCCAAATTCTCGGATGGTTTGGACAACATACCAGATGGCTCATAGTAATATTATTTATATTGGGGGTAACATATACTAACAACCATTTATCATTATATTTTTGAGAATAATAGCCACCATAACCTTTACAAATGAAATCACCATACCATTGATTTTTTCCATTTTCATAAACACATGCACAATCCATATAAATAAAACCTACATTCGAATTATTATTAAATACATCTGCTGAATCTTGTAACACATATGAGAGGATCTCATCATCATGATCCATTTCTAAAACATATTTACCACGACATAGACCAATTGATTCATTTTTGACGTTTCCAATACTTCCGTTATTTTTAGAACGTCTATAAAGCCGAATACGAGAATCATTGTCAAAATTTGTTCTTAAAAAGTCGAAATGTTTATCATCTGGTGAATCATCTATAATTACCCATTCCCAATCTTTTAAAGTTTGGTTTTTTAAACTATTGTAAACCCTTAAAATTTTATTATATGAATTATACGATGTAGTAAATAATGAAAAGGTTGGTCTGGTTAAACTACGTTCCCTTGCACATAGGTTCACATATAACATATTAATAACGTCATTAAACTCATTTACATTTGATAATGTAACATCAGTATTCATATGGATATGACGAATTAACATCTCTTTAGATAATACAGTTAATAATTCATTTTTGTATTCGTCTACAGAATTTCCGTAAGTAACTAACAAATGAAAATTTGAATTATGTAAGTTTTTTACATTCTCGATATTATTTGCTATAAAAATACTACATTCAAGTGCGTTTCCATTTTCAATAAAAAAACGGTCCACGAAATTGTATTTTTCATAACGATAAAATATAATGTAAGGATACTTCATTATATTTTATTTATTAATTTATATTTAAATATTTGTATTATATTATATAATTTATACATCAACTGTATGTTTTTTAAACAAACATCCTTGTGCGTTTAAATTTTTTAATTCATCGGTAACAATTTGCGGATTTTGATGGTCGCAATTTGGTAACCAAATTTTTACTATACAAAAATTTTTTTTAGGTGAAATGGTAATCCCTGTAACACTATTCACAAACGAACTGTTGCTACTAATTGAACCTCCAATAAGAACATATGTTAATTCACGCCAAACTTCATATACATTTTTATTTGAAACCTTGTATGAAAAGCAACCACCATTTTTGTTTTTAGGGTCTTCCCACATTGGTGCAATTCCATCCTTCATAATGAATAACATGCAATTTTTAACAAGACCTTCAGGCAATGACTCTGTAATGGCAACCGTTTCTTCGACTGTTGTAAACTTAAATATCTTTTTATAACTATTTACAGTCCAGTCAGGATCGTGAGGTAGGTGTGCCCATAGGTTCCAGTTTAAACTCAATTTATTTGTTTTAGTTATACTTGCTGTAGCCATCGCTGTTGAAACTGTTGAGGGTACCATTATACATTTTTATACTTCAATTTTTTTAAATTGTTTTATTATTATAAATTTATATAATACCATTTTTTAAAAATCTATACAATGAGTGTTATCCAATTTTACAAATTCATCTGAGTTGATTCTATCTTCTTTTAATACTTCTTCTAATTCCTTTATTTCTGCATCTTGTACTTCTTCTTCTACTTCTTCTAATACCTTTATTTCTGCATCTTGTACTTCTTCTAATACTTCTTCCTTGACGTCTTGTTTTGTAATTCCATAGTCATCATTATAAATAGTTATACTGTATGTATCGTCTAATACATGCATATTTATATTATTATCAATTAACTCAATATTATAAGAAAAATCATTTGGTATTTTAAGTTTACTGATATTTAGTATGTAATATTTAAAAAAAGACTTATCAAAAACATTATTAACAACGTAAAAATTATGATAAATGTTGTTCAATTCAATATTAACAATATTATCATTTCCATAAATTAATTTAAATGATATAAATCGTACGTTGGATACCTCATAATCCTTAATGTTATTTGGTATATTATTTATACATAATTTATTTATCGGTACTGGTTTGGTAAAATCTGAAATAACAATTAAATCAAAATCATTTTGTAAAAATAATTCCTTATCTATTATATTATTGTTTTCGGTAATAATATCATCTGTTTTTACACCATCTTTAAACAGCTCAATCATATAAATACTTTTGTCATTAGACATTATATATTCTTTTAATAAACTTAGATAAGGATTGATAATTGTAATCAGTTTATTTATTTGTATTTGACAATGACTATAATAATAAATTGTATTATAAGCCATAGATAATATCAATTGCGTTATGAATTGTTTACCTACGTTACTGCTATTGTATACATATGTTGCAAATAAAATTGTAAATAATAATTTAAATTCTGGGTTAAAAATACCAAACATAATTATTTACATACACATATAAATCTAATTTTAAGTAGTTTAGATTTATATTTAATCTAATTGGTTATCTGAAGAATGGTCGTCTAATGGTGTTTCTGAATATGATGTATCTATATATTTATTCTGTGTATTTACAGTAGTAGACGAATAAATTAAATTACCACTCTTATTAGACGAAGAAGAAGTAGTACTGTCACATTTTACATTTAATTTTCCTGTTGCAGGGTCTAAACCAAAAACATACAACAATATCGTTACTATAACCGACATAAGAATAAAAGGAATAAAAACTATAATCCATGATATAATTCCCATTCCAGATATACATAACGCATTTAAAAGTATTGTAATTATTATCATAACAATAAATTTAAAAAAAGCTGTATTATACAACCCCTTAAACGTGTCAATTATTATTTGTGTTAATGAAAATGCAAGATATATTAATGCAGGAGCACAAAGGTCTATCATATTCTACTTATATTAAGTTAAGAAAAGATTGGTTCTCCTTCTTTAATTATACCTACCTTTTCTCCTACATCGCCATCTTTTGTCATTGCATATAAAATCCCATTTTCCTCATCAGTTGCAAAATACGTAATATCATCGATTTCAATCTCAAAAACCTCTTCTTCTTGTTCTTCTTCTTTTACTTCCTCTTTTACTTCTTCTTGTTCTTGTTCTTGTTCTTCCTCAGTTTGTACTTCTTCTTCAGATTCCTCATCCTCTTCCTCTTCTTCTTCCTTCTTTTGTTCTTCTACTTCTTTTACTAATCCTTTTACTTCTTGTTCTTCTACTTCTTGTTCCTCTTCTTCTTCTGATTCTTCTTCTGATTCTTCTTCTGATTCTTCTACTTCTTCTTCTGATTCCTCTTCTACTGTAGTTTCATGTAATAGTTCCTTTTCAAGTGATTCTGTAAACGTATTATCAATATCTATATCATTTTCAATATTTTTTTCTTCAATTTTTAATATAATATGTGGCTCTGTATCCATACGAGTGACAGTTGGATCTTGTTTTGAAAATCCAGGGTAACTTGTTAATTTTTGTTGACCTCTTAATTTAGCACACAAATATTCATATTTATTATCGGAATTTTCAGTATTATTTTTTAAATCCTTAATTTCATTTTCTAAAATACTAATACGGGTTATTAGTGTCTTGATAGTATTCTGTAGACCTTTATTGTCGTTTTCCAAACTTGCAATAACAGATGAATTAAAACTAGTATCAACTGCTGAATTATTATTATCCAAATTAAAAACAGAATCTGTTTTCATTTTATGCAACATTGAATACATGTGTTCAATAGTTGCCATTTGAATTAATTTTTCAAGGTTATTTAAGGTTGTCATTATCTATAGTTAATATATAATATTACTATTTGTTTAATATGATTTAAAAAATATTTATTCTAACTATATATGTTTGGAACGGACGGAAATACCAGAAAGGACGGAATTAGTTTTTTGGATAAGGACGAATTGGTTAAAAAAATGAATATTATTTTAAGTCAAACAAATTATACGGAAGATGAAGCGAGACTAAAATTACAAACATTTAATTATGATTATATGAAGGTTATAAAAGATTATATGGGGATTAATGATAAAAAAGATACTACAGTTAAATCTGTGAACCAAGAAATTTATAAGCAAATTAGAACCACATTAGATTCTTCAATGAAGGGATATAGAGAAAAAAATCCAATTAATGTTGACCAAGTTGCTGCAAATTTTCAAGAATCAGATGAACGAAAAAATAATACAGATTAAATTTATGTTTTATATTTTCTACGTGTCGACTTTCTTTTTTTAGTTTTATTTGTTCTTATTCTTGTGTTTCTTGTGTTTCTTGTGTTGCTCGTATTTTTACCTCCCTTTTTTCTATTTATATATTTTCTCATTATACACCCATCATAAGTACACTCTTGTCCGTATTTTAAAAAACCGTATTTTTTATAAAATTCCTCCGCCTTAGGAACTGATCTTAAATATATATGCGTCATTAACAGTTTTCTACCTATATATTCTATTGCGTTAATTAAAATGTG